CTTTTCGTTGTTTATTTTTGTCTTCGTATACTATAAAAAAGTCTGGAACATAATGTGTATTTTTACCTGTTGCTGGATTACGATAAGGTATTCTATGACTTTCGCTAGCCCAGGCTAGTATGTTAGGATGATCATCTAGTATACGCATAAACTTTAATTCCCATCCGCTACGATATTTTGGGCGATGTTTGCCCACATACTTGCTACGGTTTTTTATTTCGTAGATACCTTGGTGAAAATTATTTGCCATCCTAGTAATATTTATTACTAATTACAATGCATCTAATTCTTCAGGTGTTAGCTTAATTACAAACTCTTCACCATCGACATTTCTAATTATTTCATCTGCAGCAAGAACACCACCTGTATAAATTCTCTGTCCCAGTGGTTGATTTATCTGCTGTGTTGATCTATTAGCTACTGTTGCTGCAACTGTTGATTGTACGTTTTGTTGAGCCGCTGCTGTTGAAATAATATCTGCACTGCCTAAGTTACCAATATTAGCATGTTCTGGCTGAAATGTTACATTATATACTAAAGGAGAACTTGCACCCATATCTAATGTATCAGATTGTACATTTAGTATCATACTATTATATAAGTTTGTAACTCTTCCGCCCTGAGCTGTATCAGTATTAAAGATTCTAATCTCTTCAAACATAAATCTAGCATCTGGACTAATACTTTTAGCACCAAAAGCATGTGAGTCACCAACACCAAACTTTGTACCTAACATATTATACCCACTAAAATTCTTTGGATCCATATCATGTCCTTGAAAGTAATGTGCAGCATATGCTTTCATTAGTGTTGAAAACTGATTATCTTTAGTATCATAAAAACTTATATTACATGCGCCAACAGTCATCCTAGTAGGAACATGTCTCATTCTATTATATTGATTGAGTGTTTGCATACCATAATCAAAATCTGGCATGCTAGCTGACATTACTCTATCAAACGTAAAAGTTCTTCTAAAACTAGCATCTTCTATAAACACATTTTCATTGAGAACGAACTCCAGTTTAAACTGATACTTCATTCGAGGTGCTTTGACCATTACTGGATCATCTACACCAAATTTTTCTGCGGCTGGGTTATAAAAGCCGGTATTACTTGTTAATCCCATTGGCTACCCCTTAACTAGCGGTACCTGCGCCTGTTGCGTTACTCAATGTTTGATCTTGTGCTGCGCCTGTTAGTGTTGCATTACCTGCGGCATCATAGATTTCTGCATTATCATATCTAATAGATACAGTAACTTGAACTTGATCGCTACTTGCATATGCCATATCACCATATTGAATATTTTGAATATAAGCGCCTGCTAATTCAAATTTATCTAATATTCCTGGTGTTGGGCTTGCACCATCTAAGGTTTCCATTAATAGTTGGAACTTATAAGCACTACCTGATCTCGGTGAGCTTTGGTTTGCATGGTCAACTTGTCTATTCAGTTGTCCGTTTAATTCTCTTATTACTACACTATCTACGTCATCTCTTAAGACAACTGTGATAGGTTCCCAAGTATGTTTACCTGCTAAAAATATTCTACTGTTGTACATGTCCAACGGAATTTCATCATGTGTAAGACTTGGTCTACTTACACTAATTACACTTCTAGTAGGAGTCGCTGTAAATCCCTCTCCAATAAACGTTGCTCTAAAACGATATTGTAGTTTGGGCATAATAGTTGTGGTGTTACCTGTATTGTCTGGTACACCTAATGTTGTTATAACTGCCATGTGAATCTCCTCGTTATACCGGCTGTTAGTATTTATCGAAATGAGCTCAAAAAAAATGGACAGCCGAAGCCGTCCATTAAGTATTCTGTTAATTTTTTAACTTGTAGTAGATAATGTTCCTGTATTCACCAATCTAATCGGAACATAAATGAATTCTGCTGCTTTTGAAGGTTCAATAGCAACATCAACATAAAATTCGTTACGATCAATTCTTGCTGGTGTGTTATTTGTTTCATCACATACTACTGCGAAGTCATTGAGACCTCTTCTACTAAGGATGTCTGATAAGAATCTTTCAAACACTACTTTAGCCCTAGCTCTTGTTTGTGCATCATTGATCTCAAACAAGAATGGACGAGCAATGTCATCAAATCTTTCACGCAAGTAAGCAACTAGACGTGCAACATTAACTCTATCTAAACTACTTGCTGTAGGATGTAGAGTTTTCTGTCCAAATACTATTGTTCCTTGCCCTGGGAAGGTTGCAATTGGATTCAATTTGTCAGTATACATAGCATCACGTTGACCTTGTGTTAAACTGATTGCTTTGAATTCACCTTCTGTTGTAATGTGTCCTACTGCACTTGCATTTTGTACAACACCTCTTGTAGTTCCTGCTGGAGCAAACCATTGGAAACTAATATTGTCATTGTATGCATATGTGTATAGTGCCATATGACTTGGTGGAACAGCTACAGTTTTACCTTCTACTGGTTCTGTAGTGTTTCCGCTTGGATAGTAAACTGCACTGTATGTGTTCTTTGTTACTAGTCCATCTTCTCCGTTTTCTGTTGCATTTCCACTGTTTTTAGTCCAGTTAACAACGTCAGTTGGATTTTTACGCATTGGCGAGTCAATAATAATAAACGCTGTTTCGCCTCTATCACTATTAAGTGTTACCATTTCGTCTACTAGCTCAGGATAATTTGGAGCCGCTAACAAGCTGTACTTGTATTGTGGATCTCTGAGATCTGTGCCTGACGCTACTGCCTGCATTGCAGTTGCAATAACACCACGTTGTGCATATCTACCAAAACGTCCGCTACCATCTGCATGATTGCTTACGCCATTTCTCCAAGCAGTTCCATTCCATGCTCGAACTGTGTTTTGACTCTGCCCCATATTGACAGCAACCATTCCGTTTGGATATACAGCTGGATTTGGTCCACCACTAATAACTGTAGCATCACCGCCATTTGTTGCATCTGCAGCAGTGTCTGTAATATTAGCAAACAATACACCTGTTGTAGTTGTTTGATCTGAGTTTGTATGTGAAATCCATGCACTACCATTATAAACTTTAATGTGTGGATAAGCACGTTCGTTAGTTTGATTCTCTGCCGCTAGCGAAATGTCTACCCAAATATCACCACTGCTTGGTCCTGTTGGTGCAGTTGAGCTATAAGTTCCTGCCTTAGGTGAAAACTTACCTGCTGTAACTACATACAAATCTAACTTATCAAGTTGATTAGTAAACCAATATGTACCTGTAGCTAATGTGCCAGTTGGTGTTGCAGATTGTGCTAATACTGTAGTTGCTGTTAAATCACCTACTGCGCCGCCTGTTGTTATTTCTCTAATAACGATAGTAGCTTTAGTATTTGCTTGTTGGTCTAACAAGTATTGACCTACTGTAGCTGTACCTGTAGTTAATGCAGTTGTACTTGAACCATCTTGTGCTACAAAGTCTGTAATTGCGCCAGCTCCATCAGCTTGTGTAGTACTAATACCTTGTACTGTAGCAGATGTAAATGCTGTACCATTGTGTGTGCTTAGTGCTAGTGCTAAACCGTTGCCTGGGCGTGTTGTTTTAATCCAAACATCATTAGCCGCTGGACTTGCTGGTGCACTGAAGTGTTCATCATAAGTTACACCAATTGCGCCAGTCATGTCACTGTCGCTGTCCATAACTTCCCATGCGCCAGCTACACCATAAAAGTATTCAATACTCATTTGACGTGCGCCACTCACTGATGCTTCGTTATCAACATGTACTACAACTAGGAATGTTCCATCTGTTGCGCCACTTGCAGCAGTAGCTGGTGTGTGTACATCGCCAACAACATCAGTTCCATCATCTACGTTAATTTCAACTGCTGGAATTTTGTTAACCCATTTGCTAGTTGTGTTGTTCCACTGGTGGATACCATACTTACTTGCATCTGTGTCTAACCAAAGTGTGTTAGCAGTACTATACACCGCTGTTGGTGCAGTTGTACTATGTTCTAATTGTGCTAGATTTAAATCTGCCCTTACAACAAATGCTTGATTGCCTTGTCCTAAGTAGCTGTACGCTGCCATTAAACCATATTCGCTGGTTTCACTACCTTGTACAACTGAAACTCCATTTTTAGTGAAAGTTGGATTACCAAAAAACTGTGACAACTCACGCTGGCTAGTAACTTTAACTACCTTGCCTGCTTGTGCTGATTTAGTAAATTTAGCTTTACCGTCCGCTTCACTACCAGTTGGATCTGTTTTATCTTGACGTGTTGCAACTAGTAGTAGTGGTACTGTACCAGCACCTGGGGCACCATAAGCACTTTCATCTACTACACTAACTTCAACACCTGCTGAGACTAATGCCATATTATCGCTCCTCTAAAGTAATTTGCTAGTAGTATTTACCAGGACCACTATATATCTAGGGGGTTACGGAGGTTAACCTAGCACTTAATGATTTCTTTAACTTTTATTAGCAGATCTTCTAGTGTGTTATCGTTATAGATAATTTGATTAAATTTTTCATCTGGTAATATCCATGCCCATTCACTTGGGTGTATATCTTCTGGTTTAACATTGTTATCTCTACAATTTGTAAACCAAACTGGCAAATCTCCACGTCTTGCTTGCCAAACCTGACCTCCAATTTCTTGTATCATATCCATTTCATTAGGAAAACGCACATCGGGTATTACCCAGTTATTATCTGGATTGTCTACTATACGTTGTTTAACAAGACTTACCCATATGCTATCATCAAATCCATTACGCATACAATCTGTACCAAATAATTGTAACACTAATCTAGGTGTAACAAGTTGACCAGTTTCTTTAGTCCAAAATGTGTCTTCTTTTTCTCGCCATATCCTACTGCGATCAGTATCACCTTCTAATAAATCTCTATCCCAACCAAATACAGTTGCTACACCATCTTTAAGTTTGTCAGCAAAACTAAGTTTTTCGAAGTTATGATTTTCTACTAAAATATCGGCAACGGTTCCTTTACCACTGCCGATTAAACCGCATATACCAATTATCATACGCTACTCCGTAAATTGTTATTTTTTACAGTTTAGCGTAAATTTTA